TTCCATCATTCATATATGAACCATCTCTGATGTATGCAGCTTCTAACATTACTTCTTTTGTACTTCCGAGGTTAGTGAGTACGTTTGTAATGACTGTTGGGGGTCCTTCATCTGTAATTGTAGAAGAATTCTCAGATAGTGCCACTCTTGAAAGTGTGAATTTATCACTTGTAGTTAGACTATTTGGTTTTCCAAGCAGTTTAACGTATGAGCGTAGTAAGTTGTTGAAATCGCCTTTATTTGGTTTCAATAATGGGTCAGAAAGTGTTGTGCTTAATCTTGTTGACTTGATTCCCCATGTAAGAGTAGAATCAACTGACTCATTTGTTCCAGGGGCTCCAGTGTAAGTTACGCCTGTAGAATCGAGTGATCCTTTTGTTATTTTAAATCTGTATGGAACTGGAGGCATGTGAGCAAGGGCGATGTTTGTATTAAGATTTGTTGAACCTACAAATGAGTTTAAGTTATTAACAGAAACATCTAACATCGGAAGACCTTTGAAACCAAATGGAAGTGTTTCCTCTGGAATGTTTCCTGATTTTACATCATTTGACATTACTATTCTAACATATGAAGATTTATTTTTAAACATTCCTGTTTTTACCATGCGGCGCTCGGCTTCGCTTCCAGCTTGGAAGTTGTAGTAAACGTTTTTGTCGCCAATTACCTTAGCGATATATCTTGAGCTAGCAGGGTTTAAATTACAGTTTGAAAATTGTTCAATTACTTGTTTTGTTCTATCTGTATCAAAAAAGTTTCTGATTTGTACATTGAATGTTCCCCATTTATTTGCTGGGTCTACAGAGAATCTTAAACTAGAGATTGTCACCTTGAACTGTTCGTTCATTGATGTACCTTGATTTAGTGTCTCAAAGTGAAATAAGTCATATTCTTTTTCGCCGAAAGGCTGTGAAATGTATGAAGTGGTTTTTGCATTAGAAAATGTTTTAGCTAGATCGCCGAATCCTTTTGATCCTTCTTCTTCTACATTGTCCCAGTCTGATGCCAGTTTTATCTCTGATGCTGCTTCTACCATATCAGATTCTACTGGGAAGTCTGCGTAAAGAACATGTCCTTTTTCTAAGAATCGAGTAGGATCAGTATTTAGAACGTTAGCAATATAGAGATCACTATCAGGGTCAAGAGATGCGCTGAATACTTTCACTCCGAATCCATCAGTAGTATATGCAGGGTCATCTTCTGAGTCTAAGACGCCAGATAATATTAGTTTAAATACACCATCGGTTGGTGCAGCAGTATCGTCGAGACTTGCTGCATTGGCGGTCCAGGGTGATATTTCTGAATCTGCATGAATCATCATTCTCACGCCAGCTGGCATGAAGAGCATTCCGCGGACTAATTCGAACTCACCTGTTGTGTTTATATCAGTATCTGTAAACAGTGGATTTCCGACTGCTTCAAGTGCACTTGCTTCTTGTTTTGAAAGTATGAACTGAGTGTGACCTATTGGGCGTATTGCAGTGTCAGTAAGATCACCAGACTCTCCAGTAGTCGCAATATTTTTACCTGCTACCTTGAACCCAGCATAGTTAGTGTCTGCAGTTGGGTCTCCGCCGGCGCCGAGGACGCGGACATATGTCAGTGCGGAACGATTTTTTAAGAACTCTTTTACAGCGTATGGGCCAAAACGTTTTCCGTCTGGTTCGCCAAATATGCTGATGAACTCATCAAATGAAGTTACTGTTACTGGGAGAAATGCAGGACCTTTCTGAGCGGTTCCTATTACTCCGGCAGGTGTACCGACTGAGCTTGCGCTTGTACCTGAAAGGTCTATTTCTCTTTCAAAGAACCCAGGTGATTTAAAAGTTTGCTCTGACATTAAATGTCTCCTATTTTTTCTTTATACGTATAATACAAAATTGTCAATTATTAAATATTTCGAAAGATTCCAAAGTACTATTCATTATTGATGTTTTCTAATTCTTTTATCGTTCTTATGCTGGCAACTGTCTCGCCAGAACGACTATTCTTAGAAAGAACTTTAGATAATTTTCTATCTTCCTCTCCAGTGAACGGGTTTATAACGTATTCTATAACATCTAGATCAATTGTGTCTCTATTTAAAACTTTATCTCCGCGCTTGTCTAATTCTTCAAGATTGTTGAGCGTGAACTTGTTTATATCACCACTTCTGATGTCTGGACCTCTTTTTTCAATAAGGTCTGCTGTTATCTCTTTCATTTCAAAGACTACATTTGGAGCAGACTCAAAGACTCTAAATGGTGATCCTTTCCCAGGGACATCTTGAGGTGCAACGAAATACCCGGGAAGGTCCATGTCAAATGTAAGCTTAACAAGTCGTTCCTCAGATGAATAGTCAGTAAAGTTATCATCAAAATTTAATGGTGTCTGCATGTATGCGACAAATTTATACCCTGTATCGGTTGTCACTTGATAGTTGTGACCTATTGCTGGAAAGTTTGCAAACAGCGTCTCTATTATTTTATTGACGTGCGTTACATACTGAGTCCATACTGTTATACTATATGTTACTTTTACAAACTTTGGGTATGGTATTGTAATTATTTCATAAATGTGATCACCGTTAAGATTCGGCTTAAGCGTTGGATTACCCGGTGTTCTTGACAAGTTATTTTTATTTCTTCTTGTAGTTGTTGTACCTGGGGCTGCTTGATTACCTGGAGCCATGTCTGATAGTGTGAAGTTTCCCGTATTTGATACATTATCTTGATTTTTTATTTTTTGTTGGTTTATAATATTTTGATAGTTTGGATCTTTTTTAGACAAACGTCGTTTTATAACAAGATCGCCTCTTTCTCTTGATGATATACCTGATCCATAGCCACCAACATTTGCGTCATGATCTATTTTTTTTCTATGAATTGATATTATCGGCAAAATCAAAGCATTATTTTTATCTCTGATGGGTTTGTTTCGTTGTGATACAGCAAATCGTTCGCCAGAAGCGAATACTACTGGGACTTTCTTCATTGATCCAGCAACAGAAACCTGGATATCTATATCTTTATCAAATAGATTAAACATTGCTCTGTCCATATCAACAATACCACATGATGGGATCGAGAAATCATCCGGGATTTGTCCGTCTTCCCAACCTGTTCTTAGTTTTTTATCACTCATTATGTTTCTCCGTCACCGTAAAATGCGGAGTCTGAGCGTCCATCTGTTGTTCCGTCTGACTCATCGTATACCTTTACACCTGCGGGCCCAGTAAGTGGAACGTCGGTCTTCTCAGTAAGAGCACGGGTATCCCCTGTGGGGTTTCCATCGGGGTCTGTTGCAATTCCTCGCTGTTGTACGAATTCTTCCTGGACAGCATTATCGTCAGAGTATTCTTCAGATGTAGGACCAAGAGCGGGCATATTGATTTGACCTTTTCTTGCTTGTTTCCCTGACAATTTGATTCCTGTATAATGCTCTGTTTGTCCAAAGATGTTGTCAATAAATGTTGCTGTAAGCACCTCGAAGAAAACTGCTCCATAACTAAAAAAGTCGCCCTCTTTACATTTTATTTTTTTATCAAGCAAGTCTCTGTGATGAATGAAAACATCTAGCTTATAGATTTCTTCATGACCAAAGATGTTTGTTTTTACTTCCTCGGGCGAGAACTCTACAAGCGCATCGATCTCTATTGGAGTCTCAAATACTTTATTGACTGCCTCTTCATATACGTCATGGACTTTTGTCTTGACAACAGAAACAGGATAGTAAAAAATACGCTGTCCAATAACGTCTTTGATAACTTCTTTTGTTATATCTGAGATAAAATCAATCTCTCTTTTTGTAATAAATAGTCTAGACACAGATTATCCCATGAAGACGGCTTTGCCGTTTGGCATCGGTATGAACTTCAGCTGTTTTTGCATATTTTCTGCTCTTAGAGCTTGTGTCTCAATAAGTTTATCGTAAGTCATACTATCAAGCATTTCTTTTAATTGAGTTATTAAGTCTTTTTTGTCTTCTCGTCCCTGTGATACGAGCTCGGTTCCATTTAATGAAAGGTCTTTACCAGGTATTGGTATGTTTGAGAACTTTGAACGAATTAATCCAAGTTGTTCTCGCGATAGAGCAAGACACATTTGTCTAATCCATTGATGTCCTATTGAATTAATGTTTGAAAATTGTATGTTACCAAACGGGATATTACCCATATTAGATACACCATCGATTGTCTCATCGGTATTCCCAGTGTCAATTGGGTTGTTAAAAGTACGCACGCTTACAAATATTCTCTTTGCACTTTCAGAAGTAGGAGCAGGATATATTCTAAGGTTTGTTCCTTGAACTTTATAAGAATAGTTTGAACGTCTGACTCTATTAGATAGATCTAGCTGAGATGCTCTCAAAATGTCTTCGAAAACAGGTAGCACATAGAAAATAGTCTCTGGAGTAAACGACTCAAAACTCATCTCGTTGTTCAAATAGTTAACGGCTGAAGTTGTGTCGAAGAACCTGTATGCAGCTTGTGGTGAATAATGAAATACTTCATTTATCTTTAGTCTAGTCTTAGGGTTTTTATTTTGTGTGCCGTCAAATAATGGTACAGGGTCTCCGTCTATGTCTACTTCTGTTCCTACAAGATCGACATTTAAGTTGTAATCTTGTTTTCCTGTGATTATCTCAATAGAACCAGAAATTATATCGTATGACCCGCCGACCCCTGCTTCTGCTGCATATGGTTCTGCGAATCGTGTAAGGTACTCTAGATTACTTCGCGGGAACTTGTTAGCGTGATCATCGTATATTGGTGTAGTGTCAACTGTTACACTATCTATTTCTTCTGTAGATTCTGTTGTTTCATCTCCGTTTGCATCTTTATAAAGCAACTCATCGTTATCGTTGACAGAGTGTTTTTTGGTCGGCATCCCCATGAATTCCATGAGTTGTGATTTTGTTTGATATTGATTTAGAATGCTGCCATATTCAAATAGTGATTCTTCAAGGTTTCCCCATATCTGTTTTTTAGTGAGCTCTACACTGAGGATATCATCTCCTAGTTTACGCTTGACAAACGTGATCATGTTATCAGCTTCATTTTGAAACTCTGTATCATCATCAAAAACGCCAAACGGAGTAGCCGCGGCTGTGCCTTCAAATGTCGCCATTTATTCTTTCCTAATTTCTTTGTATGCTATAACGAAATACAATTCATTCAATTTATAAATATTACGAAAGATTGTGTTTTTTATTTTATATTTCGGCAATGTCCGCCCCAGTCAATATTAATAGCTCCGTGCCAACGAGAACAATATATGCTTCCTCGCCTCCAGCGCTTGACATTACCTGAACAATCATTCCATATTGTTCGCCTGAGATCTCTTCTGATATTATAACGAGCTGTCCTGCAGACATTATAGTTTCTCCATATCAAACTCATTTATAATAATTAATTCATCATTTACATAAGTCATCCACGCTGAATTTCCAAGCCCCTCCGACCAATCAGAGAGCAATATTTTTGCTGAATTTTGATTGGTTTGTGAGTCAGTATGCGCGACTTGGGAGATTAGCAATCCGTATCCTAACAGCTTTTTTGCCGTTTTAAATACTGCAACTAATTCTCCTTGCTTGAATTTGCGGGAGTAAAAATCAAATAAATCCATTATTTCAGTATAGTTCGTTTATATT